TGAACAAAAGTCAGATGTAATCGTAGAAGCAGCTAAGTCTGCACCTCCCGTCGTTATCACAACAGCGGTTACGGTAGGTGGTCTGACTTTGAATGAATGGGTAGCAGTTGCTACCTTGCTCTACATTGTGTTACAGTCCGGCTGGCTTGTCTGGAAATGGTTCCATGCCATAAAAGATAAGAAGAATGAAGCACAATCTTCCGATAGTTAAAGTAGTTTGGGAAGATGCCTGCCACGACACTCTGGGATGGGGTGATAGCCCAGAGAAAGCCAGGGAATTTCAGGTTCCGCTTGTTGTTTCTGTAGGGTTCTTGATTGCAGAAAACAAGCAGGGCGTGAAAATTTGTCAGTCATTGACTGACGACGCAATTGCTCAGTCTTTGGTGATTCCGCGAAAGATGATCCAGAGCATAGAGCGCGGAGCTTGGCGTGAGAAAAAAGTCAGAAGATGAAGATTTCATCGCAGTCTGGAAAGAACTAGGAAGCCCAACGAAGATTTCAGACCGTATCGGTCTTACGCTTCGCAATGTGTACGAGCGACGAAGGGCAATCGAGAAGAAATACAACATCCTTCTACCCACAAAAGACGCTCGTTTTACCTTACCAGAGAATCGTAGGCGAGCAACGCTAGAGGCCGAAGGTTATGTGATCGTATTTTCTGACGCTCACTTCATGCCTGGTGAACCCTCAGCGGGGTTCAATGCCCTCTTAAAACTCATCAAGACCCTAAAACCCAAAGCGATTATCGCAAACGGAGATATTCTCGACGGGGGAACTATCTCCAAGTACGGCCCTATGGATTGGGAGCCAGTCACAAGTCTACGAGATGAACTCGAAGCGGTTCAGTGGCACATGGATCAGATCGTCAAGGCTTGTAAAGGTCTAGGCACTTTCTTGCATAGAACCACAGGCAACCACGACATACGTTTTGATAAAAAATTAGCTGGATCTGTTCCTGAGTTCAAGGGCATCCAAGGCACGACTCTAAAGGATCATCTGCCGGAGTGGTCTGTCAGTTGGTCAGTCATGGTTAATGACATTTGCATGATTAAGCATAGACTTCAACATTCGGGAATCCACTCAGGCTACAACAACACCCTAAAAGCAGGCATCTCTACGGTCTCAGGGCATACCCACCTCTTGGAGGTCAAAGGATGGGGTGACTACCGAGGACGTAGATACGGTGTGTCTACGGGGATGTTAGCCGATCCTGATGGCGGTCAGTTCTCTTACATCGAGGACAATCCTGTTCCTTGGTGCTCAGGCTTTGCCGTCTTGTGTTTCAGAGATGGTCTACTCTTACCTCCGGAGCTCGTCGAGGTTATTGAGGGGACTGCATACTTTAGAGGTCAAGCCGTTGGCTAACTTTGAACAAGCGTTTGACAAGATGATGGAGGACGAGGGAGGTTACGTTCTTCATGAAGTCCAAGGAGATCGTGGCGGTCAGACCTATGCGGGTATTGCTCGCAAAATGCACCCAAAGTGGGAAGGCTGGCAGCATATCGACTACCAGGAAACACCTCCGACACAGTTAGTCCGAGACTTCTACAAAGTGAATTTTTGGGACAAGATCAAAGGCGACGATTTAACGCATGACGTTATAGCCTCGTCCATCTTTAACTTTGCTGTTAATGCTGGCGTTCCTGTGTCCATCAAACTTGCCCAGATATGCGTTAAAACGGCCCCAGACGGCGTGATCGGGCCTAAGACCATATCAGCCCTCAACCAAGCTAATCCTGAGCTCTTCGTGGCTTATTTCGCGTTAGCAAAGATCGCTCGTTATCGAGACATTGTGACGCGAGATCGAAGCCAGATAAAGTTCTTGTTAGGTTGGATAAACAGGACGCTCAAGCTATGAACCTGTTGGGAATTTCTTCCATCGTTGATTCGGTCGGTAAGGTCATCGGAGACCTGCATACATCCGACAAGGAGCGCATGGAGCTTGAGCTTGAGGCAAAGCGTATCGACCAAGCGATTGATCTTGGTCAAATGGAAGTGAATAAGGTCGAGGCTGCCAATCAGAATATGTTCGTTGCTGGCTGGAGGCCTGCTATCGGTTGGGTTGGTGCTGGCGCGATGTTCTATCAGTTTCTTCTTTACCCGCTTTTGGTCTGGGCATGGACTTGGATGCAGGCAGAGCAGATCGTCCCGCAGGAAGTAAAACCACCTCCCATGCTGGATACCGACGCTCTATGGGTTATTTTGAGCGGGATGCTAGGGATTGCTGGGATGAGGAGTCTCGAGCGCGTGAAGGGTGTTGTTCCTCCGGCTAAGTCTTAGGCCTTTTATGCTGGGCAAAAATCTCGTCTCGTACCATTTGCCCGATCTTGTCTCCGTGTACTTTGTCGATCTTCTCGATGATCGGAAGTCGTTTGCTTTTGGGTAGTTTCAGGATCATCTTCGCCCAGTCTTGAACGACAAACGGCAGTGCACTTTCGTACGCTGCCGCTATCTCCTCAACATCAGACGACTTAACTTTCTTGATAAGGTTGATCCACGACTCCACGGATCGACCACTCCTTAAACGCTTTGTGCTTTGCCATAGTGTCTGGGCACTCGGTTGACGGCGGAATCCAGCCGTGTTCCCTCCAGATTTCCTCGACGAGTCGGAAACGATCTTTCCTCGTCTGAGCCTTTATCAAGTCTTGCCAACTCATAAAAGGCCTTTCGGGAACGGATAGACTGCATCAGCGTGAGGAGTCCCAGGCCTCGGTGCATTGAAAAACCTCCTTTTGTCTAACTCTGTAGGCTTCCAGAAACACTCTGGAGCCTCAGACTTGATGATATGAATGATTCTCTCAAGTACGGGAGAGTCATCAGAAATGTTTGCTGGTCTTTTAGCAAACGCCTTTTTCAGCATGGTTTGGTGGTGTACGCTTAACATTAGAACGGTACTGAATCGTCGTCATCGACTTTGGTTGATCTTACTTCCGCGTCTTTCTGCTGGAACTTTAGCCCCAAATACTTTCCGTCGGAACCCTCGTTAACCCAGCCAGAGATCCAGTATTCGACCCCATTAATCATTGCTGAACCTCGATAGTCTGGGTGCACATCCTTCTCCTTCTTCTTGTTCTTGCTGATACTTCCTGTCAGTTCTTTTGGCATAGCTTTTCTTCCATTTGAGTAACTTCGTTGAGAAAGGCAACCAGATCAGCCTCGATCTTAGTTAGCTCTTCCGGATTTGGCTCGTAACGTACGATGAAAAGTTGTAGATGTTCAGGAAGCCTTGGGTCGAACGAAACAAAGTCGCACCAAGTCCTACCTGTCACGAGCATTTGAGTGAGCATTTGTGGTTTGTATTTGGCGGGAACCTCCTTAGAAAGTAAGTAATCAACATGAGTGTTTGAGTTGGGACACTTGATCTCAATCAGTCCTGACCCTGCGAAACCGTCAGGAGACGCTCCAAGCCACTTAATCGACTTGTGGGTATGAAAACCTGTCTGCTCGACGAAATGCCCTGTGTGGACTTCGTATGCTGCTCTGGCAACAGGTTCTTGCTCTGTACCCCATTGCATATAAGTATTTGTATAAGAATCGCTTTGTAGTCCCGTCAGACGCTCTGTAACGAGTTGAATCTGATAGTTCCTGCGCGTAGCCGTTCCTTGTTTCGCAAGCGCGTCTGAGGCTCTGCTAGCGGTTAGGTGTCCCAGTCTTGCTTTGTACCAATCATCAGTTCTTTGTTCCATGTTGCACCTTTAATATCCCTCGTTCGATCATTGCTTGCATTGTGTTTATGTACGCTTGGTTCCAGAAGTCTCGACGTTCTTCGCGAGACATTTCTTTTCCCTGGTCTAAGTATGAGTGACAACGAAAGCATAGGGATGCTACTAAAGCATCAGAAACTTTGATGCCCATGCCTTTTCCTTGATTTCTATGAGCAGCGACTACAGTCCCGTCCTCACAAAAACACGCTCCACAAGGCAGATGCCTACAAGCCTCAAGCAACTTTTTGTTGGTGTACATTGATCTTCCTTAAGTCAAGTTCAGCGTCTTTCATCTCGTCTGTCCAGATCAAGCCCTTCTCTAGCGCGTACTGTAAAAGTTGCTCCACCATGTCTGAGAACTCAGATACCGTAAGCGAAGCAGTGGAAGGCTCGATTTCTTTTACCTGACCACCAGGGAGTTCGACGACACGAGAAGGCAAAAACCTCGTCTTAGCCCACTCGTGCCAGATGTCTTGGGTGTACTGCTGGCCCATTAACTGTTCCGCGCAAGCTGTCAGGATCGACCAATAGAACCGATTCTGAGCCGCTGTGCGGGGTGGTTTGGAGATAGTTACCATGTAGCCTAGTTCCGTGGCTTCTATGGCCTCTATGACCCTCCTACGGTCATTCTCAGTTGTTAGTATTGATCTCATTTCTCAGATACCAGTTGTAGTTTGCTCGAAAGGCTCGTCTTTCAAAGTCGGTGAACTTGTCGTGACGATCGGAAAACATAGCCTCGACCATGCGTCTCTTGAATTGTTTACCGTCAACGTCAAGCCACATCAGATAATTGTCGAGCCCAGACTCGTAAAGGTCTCCGAATAGAAACCGCATGGCCGTGATCGTGTCATCTTGCGGTCTAGTTTTGTAGGGTGCTTTGCAAGCGTCATCAACTGCTAGTTGAATCACAGACCAAAGCAGTTTCTTGCAACGCTCGGTCTGGATTGAGTCCAGTAGACCTTCTTCAAATGTGTTCAGGTTCATTTTCGTTTGTAGTAGTAAGCCCAGGCTTGCCTGTAAAGTTTTTCTTTTGTTACCAACTTGCGATCCTCTAGTGCGCGAATCATCTTCAAGGCGTTTTGTGGTGTGCAACCGAACTTGTTTGCCAGATCGTTAAGCGACATCCACTCATCGATTGCTGCCAAGTAAGCCTTTTGTGTCGGTGTCAGCGGTTTGGACTTGTTAAGCATCAACCGGCCAAACTTTTCTACCGACTTCAGGAACTCACCTCGGTGAGAAATGAGCACTCCTGATCGTTTAGCGGCATCAAGAATCTGACTCATTTAATCTCCGTCAGTTCTTTCTTTCGTTGTTCTTTAGCTGCGTCTAACTGATTGATAGCTTGCGGATCATTCTTGAACTCTTTGTAGCTTGTAGTCCATGCCGCTTTCAATTCGTCTACTGTTTTGGCTTCTGAAAGCGTTTTTATGTGATCGTCTACGGAAGGCTTATCTTCTTCTGGCAAATCTTCTCCTGCGTAGATGTATAAGCCAATTCCGTGTAGCGAGATAGCTTTAGCTAGACACCTTTGCATAGCTGTATTGACTGCAAACGCATCTGGGTTAGAAATCGCTTTGTTCCTGTGATCCATGACGGGAAGTTGTGCAGTGCGGGATACTCCAAAGGCTTTGACCTCGCAGAACACCATCACCGTGTCATTCCACATTTGGTGAGGCTTGTACTCCCAGGTAGCCGTAGGGTCGTGTTGCAACAACGTATCTACAGCCCAGGCCCAAGAGAGGTAAGAAAGGCCGTTTTTCTTCTCGACTTTCTCGGTTACGTTGATCTTTCTGAGTTCATTGAATTTCATGTTTGGCTCCTTTATTTGATGAACAGGTAGAGCAGTGTTCCGTAGCAAATCCCCAATAGCGCGCATAGTGCCCAATCACTCCTCGTTATCTTGTACTTGGTCAAGTTCGTATTCCTGTTGTTCCAACTGTTGTTGATAGTCATCTTGTTCCCTCTCTTTGTCGTATCTGTAAAGTTCTCTGTCTAGCCACCAGTCGTAGTCAACGCTCATTGGAGTTCCCTTGTGTAGATGGTGCAGAACTGTTCTACGTTAGCTGCAAATACAATCTCGTTAATCTTGATGTTGTAATCGTTGTCGAAGTATTCCTTGAGGATTTTTTCTAGCTGCTCTTGTGTAAGTACGATCTTCATGTTGGCTCCTTGTTGTGATGGAGTAATCTTAGGCTTATCAACTACTAAAGACTGTCATCGTGACGACAATTTCTGCCGCTGATACCAAAAAGAAACGCCGTTCGTCGGTAAGTCCTACTCAGCGATCTTTAGCTGCGCTTCGTGAGCGAGGTTACTTATGCCAGATCGTCGAGCACTGGAACCCGTGGGCTCGTATACGCCAGGATTTGTTTGGGATAGGCGACATCCTTTGTCTCAAGGACGAAGAGACGCTCCTGGTACAGACAACGAGCAGAGGTAACGTATCAGCCAGGGTAAAGAAGATTGCAGAGTGTGAGCAGCTTCCAGCTATCTTGCGAGCAGGCTGGAAGATAGAGGTTCACGGGTGGGGCAAGTTAAAAGAGGGTTGGACTTGCAAGGTTATTGAAATTTGATTTAGACTCTTATTTGTTTCACCGCATTGGCTAGGGTAGCTCCCGAAAAGCAGACTCATCACCTGCCTGCCAATTGCTTCCTCAGTGATGACAACCTTTGATGAAAGGTGACAATGCACTACTACCAACACCACATCGGTGACTTCATTAAGGACACCTCGTTCTTAACCAACGAAGAAGTTGGCATTTACATGAAGTTACTTTGGCTTTACTACGACACAGAAAAGCCGCTTCCAAACTCGCTGCATGAACTTTCAATGAAGGTCAATGGCCGAGATAAAGAGCAGGTCATATCTGGACTTCTTGGCATGTTCTTCACGCTAGAGGAAGGAAGTTGGCATCACAAGCGTTGCGACAGGGAGATAGCTCACTATCACCAGCAACTTGAGGCTGCTTCAAAGGCTGGAAAAGCATCAGCCGCTAAACGAGCGTTGAACAAGCGTTCAACGGACGTTCAACAGCCGTTCAACGAGCGTTCAACGACCGTGCAACCAACCAATAACCAACAACCAATAACCAATAACCAACAACCAAATATAAAGCAACGCTCGGCAAGCTCGCTTCGTCCTGATGACGTTAGCGAATCTGTATGGGATGACTTTCTTGCTATCAGGAAGGCTAAGAAGTCTCCGCTTACAGAAACCGCACTGAAAGGGATTAGGCGAGAAGCAGGGGCAGCAAACCTAACACTTGAGAAGGCTTTGCAAATGTGCTGCGCTAGGGGTTGGCAAGGGTTCAAGGCTGATTGGGTTACAGACGATCTTAAGAAGGAAGATCACTACAAGCAATCCTTAGACATTATCTTTGGCAGAAACAGGCATGAAAAGGACATCACGCCTAACAATCTACTGGAGGGCTAAGGCATGGACATACAAGTTATTGAGGCAATCTTCAAGAAACTTTCCATGACCTACGGAAAGGCTTTTCTCGACCAGTATCGAGACATGAACATCCAAGAGGTTATGGAGAACTGGGCGCACGAATTGTCTGGATTCTCTACAAGCCCTCATGCCGTGGCCTACGCGATGGAGTGCTTGCCATCAGATAAACCTCCCAACGTGCTGCAGTTTCGGTCTTTGTGCAGGCAGGCTCCTCCTCCGTTTTATCAGCGACTAGAAATGACAATAGATAAGACTAAAGGACTAGAGCAGGTTGCAAAACTTAAGCAAATAATTAGACCTCGCAATTTAGAAGGAGAATTTTGATGAACAGAGAAGAAATTATCCGCATGGCGCGGGAGGTAGGTATTGAGTTTGATCCGCGATGGGGGACTTGCTACACGGGAAATGTTCAACTTGAACGCTTCGCTGCACTTGTTGCCGCTGCCGAGCGTGAGGCGTGTGCGAAGGCGTGTGAAGAAATGGACTGGTGCTATGACGATAGACAGGAGTTCGCCACCGCCATACGAGCAAGGGGACAGGCATGACAGATAAAGAAAAAGCCTACGCACTGCTGAGAAAGCTAGCAGACGAAACAACGTATGTGATGGTGCATCCTAACGAACTAAGAATTCTGCTGCACGACTTAGACCAGATGAGACTAAGGTTTGATATAGCTAGAGAAAACTTAATAGATGCTTGGAATCTTTACAAAGGGGATATGGCATGAGCAGAGAAGCTATGCAGATGGCGCTTGGTATGTTGAACGAGATTGCGGATGACGTGTATTGCGACCAAAAACTAGAAGGAGTCATCACCGCACTGCGCCAAGCACTGGATACAGATTTAGCAAGGGTTGGGGAAGTTGGCGTGTGGGGTGCGGTTCAGTGCAAGCCGCAGGAAGAAGTGGAAGACGGGTGGTGCGACTGGGTATGCCCCAAGCCTGTAGGTTATCTAATGCAGTGCTGTGATTGTGAACTGATTCACGAAGTGGATTTCCGTGTCGTGAGATATGAATCTGAAGATTCAGAAGTCTATGAAGTGGTTGACAATCCTAACCTGCAAGCACAGATGCGATTGAGACGGCGCGATGACATCTCTCCCAAGAAGCCGCACCAAGAAAAGCAAGAGCCGGTGGCGTGGCTATCAGAGGGCGGCGATGTGTCTCGTAGTAAACGGTATATGGATGAAATGGGATTTAAATGCAACCCCCTCTACACCGCACCACCAAAGCAATGGGTTGGTCTGACGGATGAAGAAGTATCAGATGTCATTGACGATGTGCTTGAGGGTGGTGGTTGGCTAGATGTAGCGAGAGTACTTGAGCAAGCCTTGAAGGAGAAAAACACATGAGCAGAGAAGCTATTGAAGAAGCGATAGAGGTGCTGGAGGATGCAAGCGCAGAGATGCTGATGGAAACAGGCGATAAAAATTACTACATCGAAGCCATTGCCGTTTTACGCCAAGCACTTGTCGATGCCGACGACACATCAGCCTTAGTGCTGGCTGATGCGCTAGAAGAACTTGACGTGCAATTCAGCCACACGGGTCTATGCGGAGAAGCCGCCGACGAACTGCGCCGATTGAATGTATGGGAAAAGGCTTACGAAGCCGTATGCGATGAGCGAGATGCGATCATAAGGGATTCAGATAAAGCCCATGCGCTTCTGCGATGGGTTGAGAAAGAGATGCGCTACGCCGGGTGGGACATACGCTTAAACGACCAGCACGGACGCACGGATGTGTACGAGGTTATCAAGGAGTTCTTAGCATGAGCGAAAACAAAAACGCAAAGACACCAGCAGACGGGCCTGTGGCATGGAGTTGCCAGTGTGGCAGGCCTTATACGGTTACCTGTATTTCAAGCAAACCACAAAAGAAGGAATGGGTTGGGCTGACGGATG